CGGTTACTATGTGGAAAACTGCAAAAGATGAGAAGCCAGTAGTAGTTAAAAGTAAACTTAAAAGATACGGAAAAGTAAGAGAACTTCCTGTAGATAGATACTTTAGAAGGTTTGCTCAAGTTACAGCAGGTAATCCTAAGACTTATACTTACTTTAAAGAGTTTGAAGACCCAAGAGATATAGATGCTGCTACAGGACAAGTAGTAACAGACTTACCAAAGTTTCTAGCCAGAGGTGGGAAATTAGCTACAGAGATTTATGAAATCACTGATTACGAACCTGATAGTCTATACGCTCACCCTGTCTGGATTAACCAATTAACAGCTATACTAGGATCAAAGCTTTGTAACGAAGTAAACTTATCATTCTTCCAAAACAACATGATTCCTGCCATGGTAGTTTTAACTGCTGGCGGAGGACTTACTGAAAATTCCTATAATCAAATTACTCAAGCCTTTGAGAATTTAAGAGGGGGTAAATCCTTTAACAACATATTATTCCTTGAAGCAGTTGGAGATGAGGATGCAGCTTCAGATGATGGTGCAATACCAGTACCTAAACTAGACATTAAACCTTTAGGTGATGTTCGTCAAGACGATGCTATATTCCAGAAATATAAAGATGCAGCTAATAGAACTATTATGAGTTCTTTTAGAATAGATCCTATACTAATAGGCTTATCTGAAGCTAGAGATAGAGCTGCTGCTGAAGTAGCTATACTTGCTGCTGAGGCTGAGGTATTTGCACCTTTACGTAAAAAATTAGAAGACTTTATATCTAGAGTTATCTTAGTAGACGATGACGGATTTACTGATAAGCACTGGACTCTTAAATTCAGACCTACTAACGTAATGAAACAAGACTCTATATTTAATGCTATCAGATACGGTATTGCTAGTGGTGCGTTTACACCTAATATGATTATCAATATTTTAAATAACACACTGAATACTGAGATTCCTAATATTACAAGTTTCTGGGGATCTATACCTGCAACTGCTGTAAGAGATAGTTTTAAATCTTATTTAGAAAGTTTAGCTAGTGAAGGAAAGATAATAACTAACACAGACTTTGATTCGTTCTTAAAGCAAGGAGTAATTCCTGTAGATACTTCTATAGTCCAAGAGAATGGAACTATGGATGCTCAAGTCAGACAACAATCCTAGTATGTATCTATTCAGAAGTCAAGACTATAAAGACGGAATTGAAAAATCCAGTACATATAACTTTGAAAGAGATATGTCTGTCTTTAATATCTTTAGGAAGCAGGAAGAGAGACAAGTAGAAAATATTACTGCTAGAGAAAAAGAATTAGCAGCTTTTTTAGCTGGGCTGTTTATTACTAGAACTGAAACTATAAAGCTTGAAATTATTAGAGGTATTAAGACAAATCAAATATCTCCTCAGTCTAGAATATTTTTAACTAATAATTTAGATAGGCTTAGAAACACTGCAATTATCACTAATAGTGACAGAGCAGAATTATCTAAATTTTTTAGTGAGTTATTTAAAATAGCAGTAGACGATTCTATAAGATTAGCTAGACTTCGTGGGGTTATCAGTAACTCAGTATATAACTCATTACTCAATAACGAAACATCTATAAACGTAGATAGATATGTTAACAACATAGTTGAAAAAGCAGTATTTTATGCAGATAATTTTGCTAGGAGAATTTTAATACCTAGAATAGAAAATAAGGAAAACTTAACGGAGCAATATATAAATGATTCCTTTAATGAGAACTCCTACTTTAATATGCTAGCAAACTCAGAAGTGAGTAAATTCTACCATTTAGCTTACTTGGAAAAGCTAAGTCAAGCTAACGTAATCTTCTATAGATATGATGCAGTTTTAGATGATAAGACTACTGAAATATGCACTAGCTTAGATGGCAATATATACAGAGTTGATACTTCTTTAATAGGAATGAGATCCTACTACTCTACAAGTCCAGAAATATCCACGAGAGTAAATCCTTATATAGATAAAGATACTTTGCAGGATGCAGGTATTCCTGTACCTGGTATGTATCACCCAAACTGTAGATCTACTTTAGTCGGGTCTGACGGTAGCACTATCACCCGATAGTACACTTAGGGATATGCCTGAAGGTAACAAACTCGAACTTAAAAAGTTCTCAGATGAAAAAAAGATAGCTTACGGTTTGGTGTACGAGCCTAATGTAATAGATGCTCATGGAGACATGATGACTTCTATCGAAATAGAAAAGCTAGCGTATAAATTTTTAAAACTTCCAGATCTATCTAAAGTAATAGATATTCAACATGACGGAAAAGCTATAGAAGCTTATCCAGTAGAAAGCTTCATAGCAAGAAAAGGGGATTCAGATTTTAAAGAAGGCTCTTGGATAGTTGCGATAAAAGTAGAGGATAGTGCAGTGTGGGATCTAGCTAAACGTGGGATTCTTAATGGTTTCAGCTACGAAGTTAAAGCCTACACTACTCCTACCGTAGTTCCTTTCGAGTCTGTAGCTTACTCTACAGGAGTAACAGAGGAAACAGAAGGACACTCACACGTATTCTATGCTGAGTATGACGGTACTGGACTAATAACTAAAGGATACACGAGCGAGGATGCAGGACATTCTCACACCATGTCTGGAACTTCTGCTACTGATATTACGGATGGTCACGGACATAGATTCGAGGTCGGAATAATCCCTTCAAAAACATTACTGAATTTGAAGTAATTTTTTCAGCTTCACTGGAGCTGCCTGAACCACTCTTTCGAGTGTCTCAGGGCTTATCGCTCCTCCACTAGCGTAGTTCCTCCACGCTTCTTTACTAATATTAATAGCTGCGTTTAGATCCCTATCATGAAATGTCTCACACTGTGAGCATTTCCATGATCTTTGATCTAACGTCAGCATATTATTAACTATACCACAACTAGAACAAGTTTTACTAGATGGATAAAATCTATCTACAGTAAATACTTGCTTGCCAAGTCTAGCTGCTTTATAGTTGAGGAATGTCTTGAACATTCCCCAACTACAGTCAGTAATAGACTTAGCTAGGCAATGGTTCTTAATCATTCCGTTTATATTTAGATCCTCTAAAGCAAATGCTTGATTCTCGCATTTGCTTGTGAGGGCTTTTGATACCTTGTGGGTAAAATCTTTTCTCTGAAAAGCTATCTTTTCATGAGTTCTTGCTAAAATTATTCTTCTTTGATTTCTCTTTTTAGAGCCTTTCAGGCTCTTACTTAATCTTCTCTGTCTTTCTTTTAGCTTCTTTTCAGAAACTCTTAAATGTTTGGGATTTTGTATAAAATCCCCATTGGAACAAATAAGATAATCTTTAATTCCTAAATCTATGCCTGTTATATCAGTGAAAGGTTCAGACTCCTGCATAGTCTCTTTAGTATCAAAAAGAATACTAGCGTAATATCTGCCAGAGGCAGATCTCTTTACTGTTACTCTTTTTATATCTCCTAAAGGTTTATCTCCTCCTCTAAACCTAACTAAGCCAAGCTTAGGTAGTTTTATATGAGTGTTTAGTAAGGTTACACCAGTAACCACAGTATAGCTGGCTTTGTTAGATTTCTTTTTAAAATTAGGGTATTTAGAAGTTTTTCTGAAGAATCTATTATACGCCTCTGCCAAATTATGACAAGTTATTTGAAGTTGTTGAGCCGAAGGCTCTTTAAGCCAAGTAAATTCTTTCTTTAGTTTAGGCAGATAACTTTGCATATCATAGCCAGATAGACTTTTACCTGTTCTATGATATTTCTTTTGAGATATTTCTATCATCTTATTATAAATGAATCTAGAACAGCCAAACTCTTTGTTTAGCTGTTCTATTTGAGATTTATTAGGATAAAGTTTTATCTGAAATCCTCTCATAGTACAATTATACCATAAGTGAGTTTATGTAGGCACTTATGTCTTTGAGGGATTATTTCGGATTAAATTATGAAGCCTAAGAAAATGGTTTACGCAAGAACAGTAAATATGATAGAGGATGCTGACCCAGTTAAAATCAGCCTAGTTAATCGTGGAGCTAACCAAAAAAGATTTACCTTAAAGTCAGAAAGAAAAACTGGCACAGAAATTAAAAAAATAGCTTTCGCTGATGTAGATACTGGTATGGCTTTTGTCGAGAAGAACTTTGACGATGCAGATATATATGATGAGTCTGCTTGGTCTGTTGAGAATGAGCAGTACATTATATACTCCAAAGATTTTAATGTAGAAGAAAAGCTTGCTGAAATTAAAGGTGAAAACTTTACTATTTGGATTAACGATCCCAGAGAAGCACAAACAGCTATGAAGAGTGATGTTGTCGCTGAAAAAACTTGTAGTACACTTTTAGCAGATCAAATAATAGATCAAGACGAAATAAATATGAGCAAAACAATAGACAAATTAATCAAAACACTAGAATCTGCTCTAACTAATCTTAAGAAAGACGAAGATGAAGTAGAGGAAGTGAAGGAAGAGATTAAAGAAGAAGTTAAAGAAGAGATTAAAGTAGACGAAGTTGCTACTCCTTCTGCTGAAAGTAAATTAGAGGAAGCTGAAAAAGCTTTAGAGACTATCAAAACTGAAAACGCAGAATTAGCTAAAGAAATAGCTAAAGCTAAAGAAGCTTTAGAGGCTTACGAAGGTAAGTTTGCTGAATTACTAGCTAAAACTGAGAAGTTTGAAACCCAAGCTAAAGAGTCACAAGTTAAGTACGAGACTCTTATCAAGAGCGTTGAGGATTCAAAACTAGGATCAAATTCTTCTGAAATAGAAGCTATTAAAGCGGATACCAAAGAGGAAGTTAAAGCGAACGTCAAAAAAAGTGCGTTCCTAGCAATCTGCGAGCAATTAAAATAACCAGGAGAAAATTATGCCAAACGAAAACATACTAGACATTATAATCAAAGACAAGGATACCATAAAAAAGGATGGCTTGCTTAGTACCGTAGGTGCTGCTGCTGGCGTAAATATTCCTTTAGAAGTTAAACAAGACTTCATATCTCAGTTAGTTCTTAGCCCAACACTTTTAAGTGTAGTTAGAACTGAGATCCTAAACGGTCCTAACTTCAGAATCCCTAAGATCTTATTTGACGACTGGGTTCTTTATGCTAAGACTGAGAATACTGCTCCTACTACTGGTCAGTATAGCACATCTTCTTTCGGTTATGTAGATTTATCGCCAAAAGATATTTCAGCAGCTACATTCATCACGCATGAAGCTATGAGAGACATTA